AGAGAATAGCAATACTTGCCGCACGCTCCCATTCCTGGACAGGTAAAAATTGGCACGGTGGAAAATTCGAAAAAGGGGAGTTTTGCGTTGCCCCGGCCGAAGATAACAAAAGGCGGTGCGGCGGTTTCGTCTGCTAGCCAGTCGCTTAAGTTTTCGCCAAACTTGACCCAGTGTGCGCCCTTTTCGTCCGCCAACGCATCATTCAGGGCGGCTATTAATTCGGCGCGGCCGATACTGGCGGCCCGTGCAATAGCGTGTTGGGTTTTACGATCCATTTTCGTTTCTCCTTTGGATGGGGCTGCCATCGTCAGGCACCAGGAACCACCCTGGCACGACGCCCACGCTTGGGCGTTTCGGCAATTGGACGCGTTGACTTTGTCGCTACGAAGTCCCCCAATATTTGTATGAAATATCCGAGAGATACAAAGGTTTGTCAGGTGGCGCATCCTTGTATTGCGTTATTTTAATTACCGGATAGACCGCAATTAATGTGTTTTCCGCGGAGTCCACAAACCCTTGCAGTGCTACTGCATAGTGTGCCGAGTGGGTCGCAGAGTGGGCCCGCCGATAAACGCACATAGGGATATTTTTGAAATTAACGCTTGAAATATAGAAGCGACGTCGGGCTATTGTGTGTGCCTGGCTTAGTGTCATTTTCGGTTTCTCCGTTTAGTGTGTGTGTGTGTTTATATCTTCTGCTTGTATATAAGATATCTATAAACTGTCCGTATGTCAAGGACTATTTAGTTTTATTTGTATTATTTTTGTGGCTTGGCTTGGCTTGTGGCTTGCCGTGGTTCGCCGAACGTTCGGCGAACGTTCGCCGAGCGGGCGGAAAATCGCCGGATAAAATCTAATTTGTTAGCCCAACACGTTGCGGGAGAAGGGGTTGAAAAAAAGAGACAGAATGCAATTGCCCTGTTGTGGTTCGCCGAAAAATCAGCGGGGCGGACTATATCGGCCGGCCAGCACAGGTTGACACAATATCCTCTATTCATTATATATCATATATCAAGGGGAGAGTATGCCACGGGCTAGGAAAATTGGCAAAAAAGCTTTCGGCGAGGCGTTCGCCGCGCACTATGGATATGTAGCGCCGACCGCCCGAATGCTCGGCATTACCGAACAGACGGTTCGCAATTATTTGCGGAGCTGGCCTGAGTATCTCGAGGTCCTAGAGACTCGAGGCGTTGATCTGGTTAGCCGGGCGGCTGGTGTCCAAGTGGATCTACTCGACGGGACAGCGGAGCAGCGGGCGGCTGCTTCTCGGTTCATTCTCACCCACCATAAAATGGCGCCGGCGGTTGGGTACGGAGCAACTCGGCAACTGTCTATAGGCGGACAGATCGAGCACCGTGTAATTGTGGCGCCGCCTGTGCTCCCGTTGGCCGAGGTCGAGACCACGGGCCGACCTTTGGCGCCCGTGCTGCAACTGGCCGCCGGCAATGGCCAGCACAGCAACGGTCAAGCCAGCAACGGTCAAGCCAGCAACGGCCAAGCCGGCAACGGCCAGCACAGCAACGGTCAAGCCGGCAATGGCCAGCACAGCAACGGTCAGCACAGCAATGGCCAGCACGGCAACGGTCAAGCCAGCAACGGTCAGCATGAGTGAGCCCGCCCGTCAAGCAGATACTCCTGTAGCCTGGCAAGCTCAGGCCGGCCCGCAAGCCGACGCGATCGCGCTTTACACGTCGATTGACGAGCTGTTTTTCGGTGGTGCTGTCTTCGGCGGCAAGACAGATTTCCTCCTGGGAGACTATGCCCTTGGGATTGATCAGGGCAGCGCATGGACTGGTATCCTGTTCCGGCCCTCATTTCCCGAGCTCGACGAGGTGATATCTCGCAGTCATGAGATATATCCGCATTTAGGCGGGGAATATTTGGTTGGCAAGCATACCTGGCGATTCGAAACGGGAGCTCAGTTGCGATTGCGCCACCTGGACAATCCGTTAGACTACGTCAAATACCGAGGGCATGAATACGCTTGGCAAGGGTGGGACGAACTGCCGTCCTGGCCCGACCTAACGGCTTATCACCGGATGAAGGCCTGGTTACGCGGGCCGGCGCAACACAAGCGCATCCGGGCCACGGGCAATCCTGGAGGTCGGTGTCATGCTGCTATTAAGGACTATTTCCGTATCGCCCGATTTCCCGCCGGCTATCAACCGCTATATGATACGACCACCCAAACCACCCGCTGCTTCATTCCTTCTCGAGTGGCTGACAACGCTATCGGTCTAGCTGCTGACCCGACGTACGTAAGCCGGCTTAAGGGCGTAGGAGACCCCGAGCTAGTGGCTGCTTGGTTGCGGGGCGACTGGGACGCTATTGTTGGATCCTACTTCTCAATGCTCGACCGGCCGGCCGTCGAGGTCGATCCGTTTGAAGTGCCTGAAGGGTGGACGCTCTTTAGCGGGGGCGATTATGGGGAGCACAATCCATGTTGGTGGGGCCTGTTGGCCGTGGACTTTGACGATGATATCTGGATAATTGACGAATATTACAAGGGTGAGACCGGCGGCGCCGACCACGCCCGCAACGTTAAGGCAATGATCGACAAATGCCCGTTTGTCTCCGGGCATAAGCCCCGCCTCAACCTGGCGCCGGCCGATATGTGGACGCAACGCGCACCGGGCGAGGCTAATCAGGCTATGGCTCCTCAAGATTCATTTGTTCGGGCCGGTGTCCACCTGACCCGCGCCAATATGGACCGAGTTAATGGGTGGCGCAACCTGAAGGATCTATTGTATGCCGGCCGTATTAAATTCTTTCGGGGTCGGTCGGAGCGCGTGTTGTCGTCGCTGGCCAGTGTATCACGAGACCGCAACAACCCCGAGGACGTCCAAAAGGGCGGGGACGATCACCCCGCCGATGGGTTGCGCTACCTGATTAACCACGTATACAAGCCCCGCAAGCGGGTTGTTGAGGACCGCAGCGCGGGCACGGCTTTGCATGTACTGGATTTGCTCGAGACTATGGGCGGCAAGAAGACAAGGTATCCCTGATAGTGGCGGAAGTCCACGGAAGGAAAGAGTATGGCCCTGAGTAGGAAGCAGGTTGAGTTTTGGCGGTCTGAAATGAAGATCCTGGACACTCTTTACGCCAAACGCTCAGAGTCGTGGCAGTCTCTGATTGATTTGTATGACCTGCGATTCGATAAAAAGATTCGTGACCTGGATGTATCCGAAATGATACGGGTACCTCTCTTTTACCCAGTTGTGCGCCAAACAGTTGCCACAATTGCCTTTAATTATCCCACTCTCTTTTTCACCGTCGAGGACGACGAGGGCGCCGGCGCGGATGTATCTGACATACTAGAGCGGGCCGCCAGTGCCTTCTTGCGTCTGGCCAATGTTCGGCCGCATTTGCATCAGGCGATTTTTGACGCCCTCTTTTGTCAAGTGGGTTGGTTGCGGCTGGACTATAACCCGCCCGGTGATGACCTGATTCCGCCTTATGTATCCAACGACGCTATGCACGAAGATCTGGTATCAGTCTCTCGGGTACCGCCCGGTTTTGTCCACCTGGACCCGCAGTGTCCGCCCCATCAGTTGGGCCACGCCCGTTATATTCGGGAACGTATGTGGGTGCCGCTCAAGCAATTGCGCGATGACAAGACCATTCAGCACCGGCGCGATATTAAGGCCACCACGGTTTCGGCCAATGATCAGCAGGTAATGGGCGAGCCGCTGGCCGAGCGCAGCGAATCGCCGGAGCAAGCAGCGGTGCGCGAATCGGTCCAGAATGGTGAATATGTCCTGGTGGATCGGATCCATGACCGGATGAATAAGCGTCAAATCATGTTTGCCGAGGGTGTAAGCAGTGAAATACAGGATATTGACCACCCGTTTGCTAAAATGGCCTTTGAGCAGCGGATGGACGTGCTGGGTCAACCTCTTTTCGAGGAGGACGGGCAAACGCCACTGGTCAACCTGGACGCCGGCGAAGCGGCTCCGGGCTGGCTGGTAGAGCAAGGCTTTCCTTTTATCCCGATTAAGTTTGACCTGTCGGCGCATTCGTTTTACCCGACTTCGCCAATGGAATATTTGAAGGATTTGCAAAATGGTCTGGTGGAATCTGTATCACGCCTGTCAGCCAATCTTAAGCGCAGCGCCCGACAGGGGCTACTGCGCCGATCTGAGGCAGAGGACAATCCCGGCCTGGCGGATGCATTGCGTAAGGGCGACGACGGTGAGTGGCATATTGTGGAAGATCCGCACTCGGCCATTTCGGAAATTAGTTATGGCAGCGTGCCACCCGATCAATATGCTTTTGAGGATCGGATCAAGTTTTATGCCGACTCAGTGGCTCAGGTCAATGAATTAACCCAATCGGGCGGGGAGCAAGCCAAAACGGCTACAGAGGCCGGCCTATTGGCTGCCGCCGCATCGATCAACCGAGAGTGGATGGAGGCGCGGGTGGCCGAGGCCTATGAGCATGTGGTGCGCGGGGCTTTCCAGATTATGGGCGATCCACGCTATACGCCCGAAGACTTTACGGTCAACGTGGCGCCGGACGGCCAGCAACGACTTTCTCGGGCCCTGCGCTCGGCGGACTTCCTTTGGAACTACCGGATTAATGTTCAGGCCGGCAGTACCCGACCCCTCTTTGAGCAATTGCAGCGGGGCAAGGCGGTCGATTTTTACGATCGGGCGCGGCAATCGCCCAATTTTGACGACATGGAAATGGACAAGTTCTTGGCCAGTGCATATGAAGTGGTGGACCCTGAAAAGTTGCTTAGGGACGATGTCAACGTTGACGCACAATCGGCGGCTCAATTGGAGCACCATGTTATATTCACGACCATGCAGGATCCTGGTGTTCAGCCGGGCCAGGATCATGTGGCCCACAACGAAGTGCATCAGCAGTACCAGCAGGATCCCATTTATCAGCAAATGTTCCAACAGGCCCAGCAAGAGGCCGAACAGGCACAATTCCCGTCTGTCATCCAGCAACCGCAGCCCCAAATGGGCCAACAAGTCCAGTACATTGATGCGTTAATGCAACAGCACATGCAGGCGCACCAGCAAACGGCTGAACAGGAGCAAGCCGGGGCGGTGTCCCCGGCCACCAGTGCCGTTCGCGGACCACTGAGTTTGCAGGGTCAGATCCAGAGTAACGCCCAACAGTTGAGCGACCAAGTGCGAGAAGATACGATAGACGTGCAAGGGTAGCACGTAAGACAGCAGTAAACAGGAGCAAATGAAGGGTACTGACCTGCCTCTCGGGGGGGTTAGTACCCTTTTTTGGTGTCTGGTCCGGTCGGTCAGGGCCGGACCGGACACATACTAAGCAGGTGATTATGCCTTGGCGTGTGAAGAAGGGTAAGGGGGCGCGGCCTTATAAGATCGTACAGGCGGGAACGGGTAAGACTGTGGGCTCGTCGCGTACTCGGGCACAAGCCCAAGCTAATGTCCGATCCCGCTATGCTAACTACACGCCGGCCCGCCGGCGACCCAAAAAGAGGTAAATATGGCTAAAGCGAAAGCCGTACATAAGAAGGTGCCCGCAGTCAAGTTGCTGCCCAATCAGGCCGTGGTCAAGGCCTTGGACATGTTGGCGGGCTTGCCGCCGGTCAACAGTTCCGAGGGGGGCGTGGTCTTTGTCCTGCAACCGTCCCAGCGGACGGATTTAATGGGCCTATTGGAGGCGCTTAAATGATTCTCACATGGGACTTTGCGTGCGAGACCTGCGGGCGGCAGTACCCATCCTATCCGTATATCGGGCATCGGCCAGAAGTGATTGAATGCTTATGTGGGGAACATGCTACGTGGACACGTCAAACGCCCAATATTATCCACGGTACGCTATCGACGCGCAAGTACGGCCAGTTTGACCCGCAATTGGGCTGTGTGGTGCGCGATTACGTCCACAAGAAGCAACTGCTAAAGGCTCATGGCCTGGAAGAATTGCCGCCCGAGACTTTGCAGGATGTCCGCGAAAACCCCGCCTTTGCCGGCACGGATCGCCCCGTCAATTCTAATGTGATTAGGGCCAACAGCATAGAGGAAATTGAAAGTCAGATTGATACCGACCAGATCGACCACAGGTTGACCGGGTCATCGCGCAGCCAGCCGGCCCAGGACTATTTGCCGGCGGATTATTTAACCGATAGTGAGGATATAATCAATGAGTGAATCAGTACAGGCCGATTCGGCCCCCGAAACCGAACAAGTACCCGACAGTACCCCCTCGACTCCCGTGGCCGATACAATGGGCGGCGGCTTTGTCGAAGCGGATAGCACGTTGGGAACCTCGGACTCGGTGCCCGAGCAATCTGCCGATCCCGAAGGCGCTGCGGAAACCGCCGCAGCGAAAACCGACACCCCAGCGGCGTCCGACGATGATCGTGACGGCCGCTTGCGGTGGGACGATTACACTCGCAAAACCCAGGTCTTAGCCGATCAGCAGCGGGCTTTTGAGGCCGAGCGCGAGGCCGAGCGCCAACGTATGACCGAGGAACGGCAAGCGGTCTTGCAGCAAGTCCAGGCCCCGCCGCCCCCGTTGTCCCGGTCGCAGCAGTTGCAGCAAGCGATGGCCGACCCCGACCTAACGCAAGAGGATCGGGCTGGCTTGGGGTTTATCCACGGATTGGCCCAGCAGGCCGAGCATCAGGAGGATATTATTGTCAACCTGACGCAACGTCTGGCACAGATAGAACCCCAGGTGCAACAGACCGGCCAAACGCTGGGCAGTATTGCCCAGCAGGCCGACAACGAACGGGCGCAGGTGATCCGTGCCCAGGTGGATGAGGCGATCCAGATGTTTGGGCAAGAAACAGCTCAGGCAGCCTATCAATTTATCCAGAATAACCTGCGGGACGATATCGTCAACCCTCAGACAGACGCTCCTTTCACGGTGGCTGAACTGGTGGGCCGGCACTCTGGGCACACGGCCGGAGAGGCCCAAAATGGACGGGCTAAAACGCGCCAGCAGCGGCAAGCGGCCAAGCAGCAGACGGCCCCTGCCGGCGCCACGCATCCGGCCCAGGCCGAACCGGAAGGTCCGATTAGTAAGGCCGAGGCCTTGCGGTTGATAAAAGAGAGAATGTAATCGACTCAGCGCGTACCCATAAAGGTGAATAGTAATGGCACAAGTTACCAGCGAAACTTGGAACTCGCATTGGAGCGCAACGCGGCGCACGGTCAAGCCAGAGGTAATTGATAACTTTTTTGAAGATTATCCCGCTTTGGCTATGCACCGCCGTTCTGGGCTCAAAATGTCGTCTAAGGGCGGCAAAGAAATCGAGGTCAAACTACAGAGTTCAGGTGGCTCGGCCCAGTCGTTTGACAAGTATGACGTGTTGGACAAGTCCCCGATTGACCCGTTCGAGAGTGCGTTTTACAAACGTCGGTATTACGCAGTCCCGATCATTCTCAGCGACACCGAGAATTGGGAAAATTCGGGCGAAGAGCAGATTTTCGACGAGTTGGAACACCTGGGCGACAATGCCTTTCAGTCGTTGCTTAAGGCCATTAATGAGGATCTGCTGGGCACACAGGCCGGCAAGAATATGCTGGGCTACCAGGACCACATGGCCACCTCCACCGGCGTCACGGTGGGCGGGATTAGCTCTAGCACGTCCACGTTTTGGGAGAGTCAGCGCAATACCACCGCGCAGACCTTCACCGCCCAAACCGTTACCAATATCTTCGACGGACTGGATAATTGGAACGCGTCCCTGGACAATTGTCGTATCCAGGGGGGCAAGATCCGGCAAATGGTCACGACCTATAGCATTGGTCGCGCCTATCGGGAATGCCTGTCCTCGCAGGGCTACGCTCGCACTGTCACGCAGTCGCCCAAGGGCATTAGCGGTGACCTGCTCCCCTCGTTTTACGGGGCTGAAGTGATCGCGGACAACGATTGTTCCGCGTTGGCCACGTATTTCGTCAATACGGACTCGCTCAAACTGGACGTGTTGAGCCAGGCCAATTTCAAAAAGACCCCGTTTACGTCGCTGCAAAGCAACGGCCAGTTGGCCCAGTTGGCCTACATGGTGGCGGGTGTGCAATTGACCAACAACAACCGCCGGCGTTCGGGGCTTTCGAGTGCCTTGACCGGCAGCTAAAAACCCTTTCGGGGCGGCCCGCAAGGCTGCCTCAGTTCACCCTGCCCATAGGGCTGGAAAGGATCAAGATTCATGCCAAATATTATCAACAACGGCAACGTCAACGCGCCATCTGATGGCGTAAGGCAGGGACTTTTCGAGGAAAGTTCCACGCAGCAGGGCAACGTCGGCGCCGAACGCCGGCTCGAAGACGGGCGTTCTTTTCGGTACGCCTATTTCGCTGCCGCAACCGATCGCGGCTCGTTGGTTTCGACTGATGTCTCGGCTACTTGTGTAGTCGAAGTGGATGGTAAGTGCACAGCCGCTTCGGCCGGGGCCACATCGGTGACAATTACGGACTCGACCACCCTGGGCAGTGCAACCGCTGACCAGTACGCCGGGGGCTATCTACATATCACCGACGACGCCGGCGAGGGCCACCAGTACCGGATTCGCGGCAATTCGGCTGCTTCATCCAATGCCGTCGATTTCACGCTTTACGACGGGCTGATAGTCGCACTTACAAGCGCCAGTGATATAGCCATAACCGGGTACCCGTACAACAATGTGCGCGGAGCAGTAGGGACAGCGGATTATATTGCTTCTGGGGTAACTGTTATGTCTGTAACCGCTAGCTATTATGCATGGGTACAGACTAGGGGGATTGCGACCATTCTCTCGAATGGTGCGATAGCCATTGGAGCAAATGTGACTCTCTCGGATGACGTAGTCGGCGCTGTACAACTCAAAGACGAAGAAACCGAGCCGCTTATCGGCTATGCTTGCTTCGCGTCAGATGACACGGGGTACGTTGGTGTCAAGCTTTACGGCCTCGATTAAGGCCAAATTCTACCAGGTGGGCCGGCATGAGCCGGCCCACCTATTACTATGCATATCGTAGAGAGGACAGTATGGTTAAACGTAAAACAGTTGACCCTGTAGAACCCGGCTTTGATGAATTTGGGCAGCCCGTGAATGCCCCCAAGGGCGATCCGATGCCTTTGCCCCCGTTGTGCGACAGTGCGCCCGAGGGCGAGAGCCCAACACCCGCCCTTGAGCCGGCCGCTGAAGAGGCTTCCATTGCAACCGATCCGACGGTCAAGGCTGAGTTGCTCAAATTGCTGCAAGATCCCGATATTGCCGCTCATGTGGTCGCGGCCGCAGCCCAAACACCTGAAGGACGCGCAGCCTTGAACATCCCGGCCGGTCAGGGGGCGCCTCAAGGGATTTGGGCGCGAAACTACCTGGGAGAACAGGCCCTGCGCGTGTATGGGGGCGTAGAAGTAGCCCACCCGTCTGGATTTATTCCCAACCCGCCGTCCTATATTCCAAAATACGTAGCCCAGGACGGCGGTACCACAGATCACGTCGATGGGTGGAAGGATCGAGAGGGGATGGCCCACCAGGGGGCGCTTAAGGATGCCAATGGAGTGCCGGTCAAGACCGATATGTTCAAGCATTGGTTGGATGTGCGGATTGATGGGGGCCGATTGGACGGGGAAGTGCAGTCGGATATTGCCGCTGGCGCCTTTAAGGTAAACGGGCGCACGGGGGTTCCTGAATTTCAGGACGACGACATCGGCATTAACGCAGAAGGCTAATTATGACGCTGGCCCAAGCCATTACCCTTGTATTGCGCCGCACCGGCTTATCTACGTCCGTTGAGGGCCTACAGGATCAGGCCCGGACATATTTATCGCTTAGTGTGGCCGAAATCGTACCTATGGTGCCCTGGTGGTGGCTGGATCGCACCACCACATTCGCCACGGTGGCCAGTACGCGCACATATAGCCCGGTATCTGCCAATGTCACGGCCTGGCATTCGTTCGTAGACGTGACCAATGACCGGCCCTTAACCATTGTGGGGCCCGATGAATACGATCTATTGGACCTGGATCAAGGAGATACGGGCACGGTCGAGGCTGTCTTTTTGGCCGGCATGGACACGTCCACAGGGTATCCAGAAATAGAATTGTGGCGTACACCGTCCGCTGTGGCCACAATTCGAGTGCGATATCGGATAGATATTGATGAGTGGACCTCCAGCAACGACGCCAGCGACTTTATTACACTAGGGATTCCTCGTATTGTGGAATCAATCCTGGTGCACGGTGCCACGGCCCTATATATGGAAGAGGAGGGCGACGACTCGAGTGCTCGCCTAGAACGCGCCCGCCACCAGGCGGCATTGGCTATGGCCAGGCGGCAGCACGGCAACATGCAAGGCAATCGCAATTATCCACCCATTCGCAACCGGGCCGGTGGCGACCTGTTCCTGCGTATTGGGTCCGGCGCGGCATCTGCGCCGTAAGGGGTTACAATGGCTACAAGACTCAATGACTTTAACAGGGCAATTAGAGTGGCGTTGGGCCGGGGAGAAAAGGCCGCAGCAGCGGAGTTATTCCGTCTAAAGAATACGGGCACAGTAAGCTTGGCCGACGCGCTGATTCAGGCGCAACCTAAGATCTCGTCAGCCACGGGGGCAGCGGACCCGGCGCCCGATGGCATTACAGACCCAGTAGCAGGTAGAGCTCCAACACCCCAACGAACGCCCCACCCCGATTCTTTATCTCTCGAAGCAATCACCACTATGGCGGCCTTATCGCCCGAGGATATAGAGCGGATCCAAGCACGGCAGCGGACGCAGGCACAGACGCCCGATGGTATTACAGACCCAGTAACGCGGCGCACGGTCAAGCCAGAGGTAATTGGTGGCAGATCCCCTCGCCCTCCCGCCGCACTGTTGGATGCTCTTCAGAGCTTGCAAGCACGGCAGCAGACGCAGGCGCCCAATGAAATGATCAAAGCAGCAAGCTTCCTACCGTTGGATGCCCTCCAGAGCTTGCAAGCACGGCAGCGGACGCAGGCACAGACGCCCGATGGCATTACAGATCCAGTAGCAGGCAGAGCTCCAACATCAGATCCAATGCAAGCACGGCAGCAGTTGGATGTCCTCCAGCGCATGCAAGCACGGCAACAGGCGCAGGCGCCCGATGGTATTACAGACCCAGTAGCAGGCAGAGCTCCAACATCAGATCCAATAGCAGGTAGGGCTCCCTTTCAAGCCGCTAAAGCCAGATC